ACCCACTTCTGCACAGCAAAAGCCCCCACAGCGTTATCACTGTGGGGGCTTCACCACTCAGTCAAGTATGTTCACACCATTAACACAAGTGGCAGGGGCTAGGCATTCAACCTAGCCCCTGCCTTGCCTACCTAGTCAACTGTCCAAATGGCTTCGATGGTATCGACCTTGATATGACTGCTTTCGACGTTGCGCACACTCATAAGTTGCAGGTAGGTAAGTGCAGCGTCGTAGTTCTCGCAAATGTCGCTGAACTTACGATAGACACCATCGGCACCGACGTTCCAACCCTTGACCAGATACTTAACCTTGTTCTTTGCCATTGCCGTTTCTTTCGTCGTTTCCCTTTCAGACAAGCCTAGTATACCATAAGTATTAACACTATTTCATGTGAAACAAAAGAAATCCCCGCACCTGCTGGGGCATGGCAGGCACGGGGAATCAGGGAAACAGCCCTTTAGGGGCTATTTTAGCATATTGTTAACAATGTACTGAACAATATCGTACTCATTGCCAAGTGCCGTCTTGCGTGCGGTGCCGTTGCCATAGGCACCCTTGATGACCTTGTTGGCCTTAGCGTACAGATCATTTACCTTTGCTTGAACCTCGTTGTAGCGCGAGCCAAGCGCGGCCTTGCGTGCCGTGCCGATGCCATACTCACCTTTGATTACCTTGGTGGCAAGTTCTAGCAGAGAAGCGTTACCAACACCGTTAGAACCGCTACCAGAGCCGCTATCTTTAGCAGCTCCAACGTACTTGCCCCATGCCGTCTTGTCACCATAGAAGAAATCCCCGCAAATCGACATACCACCCATTGTAAGGCTTTTAGTGAACTGCCACGCTGCCAATGTCCAACCAGCGTGTTTATAGGGGCAATCAGAGCTAGGGTAGGAAGTGTAAGCCTTGGGATACCCTGCGAGCCATAGGCCGCAATTGGCCTTGACCCAAGGCGTGCCATACCCGAGATTGTTGATATAGTCGCTGTTAATATAGACCCAAGGCTTAACCCCGCTGAGTTGATAGAACGTCTTGCACCATGTCTCTAGCCACGTATTGCCATTAAGCACCTCTAAATCAAGCACGGGAATGCCCTTGCCGATATAGCCCTTGGTTTGGTTGTAGAAGTAGGTTGCTTCTTTTGCCGCGTCGTTGGAGCGTGCGAAGTGGTAGTAACCGAACGGAATACCGAGCTTGATAGCATCTTGCACGAACCCATCACAGTACTCATCTACGTAATTAAGCCCTTCAGTAGCCTTGACGATGACGAAACTGGGCTTGGTGCTTGCGAGACTGAAACCCTTTTGCCAATTGCTAATGTCGATACCCTTTAGAACGGTCATTATTCGTCCTTTCCGTTGTCCTTGTCACTGAGATTGAACAGCTTGAACAGCTCGGAATCCTTTAGCTCTGGATAGCCGTTAGCGATGTTCTCCAACACGCTTATAAGCTCCATTATCACGATGTAGCCGCACACGATTTCACAAGTCGGCACGTCATATGGCAGCGCGACAGTATGCGAGATACCTATCTCAATTGCAAGGCAAACAAAGATGAGAATGAGCATAAGCGCCTTGTGCAGCAATCCCTTGCGCATTTTGGTGCTGTTCAATTCCTCGTTGATGATAGCGGTGATGAAGCCTACTACCATGTCGGCAACCACCATCACGCACGCGAGCGCGATACTCCATGACTGGGTATCAGTTAGGAAGATTACAGGTGACATCCTTGATCATCCCTTTCTTTACGGATTCGGCACTAGCCAAATCAATGACTAAACTACCACGTATCTTAACAGCTCTGAGTTTGCCATTGGAGCACATGCGGGATACGCGCACCTTGGATACCCCGAGGAACGCGGCGCATTCGTTGAGCGTCATTGTCGGGTGATGTTGCAGCAGGTGCGCGGGTATGGTGTATGTGCCGTTGGCTTCATCGTAGATGATTTTGCAGACACCGTTAAAGGCGGTGTCAACGTTGATGTTGCCCCAATCGTCCGTTAGCCCTTGGAAGTCAAGCCCTGTAATCGGTTCGGTATATGTCCTAAGATTCATATTGCTAGCCTTTCTCTACGGTGATACACTGTTAACATTCTAGCGTGAAAGGGGCATTCATGGCAAGTATCGGCAAGGCAGTAGAAAAAGCGGTGAAAAAGGCCGCTTCACCCAAGAAGTTACGTACCAAGCGGCAATCAGACGTTGTGTATAACGCACGCAGGCGCTATCGCAGGCAGGCGCAAAGGTACCTTGCAAAGGCAGAGCAATCGAGCGGGCTGGAACGTGCAAGATATGAAGCGCAGGCGCGTAACGCGACGATGCAGGCAATGCGCACCTATAGCAAGGGGCAACCCGTGCAAGGGCAGGTCAAGGAGCTTGCCGAAAGGCTCAACATCACAGAGCGCACCTTTGCAGCGCAGGCGTTTGCCAAGGGCGCTAAGGGTGGTGGAATATCTGCCACGAACCTATCTAAGCTTATCGAGCAGTCCTATAGCGCCTTGCGCGGCAAGGAATCCAAGATGCGCGACGATATGGCACGCGACATTCTGAGCACGGGCAACATTGGGAGTCGCTTCTATGGCGGCTTGGTGCAGGTCTGGGACGAAACCGAGGAATCTAGACAGCACCCCAATAGGGCAATCCTAGAGTTCTTCGGTGCCAAAAGCATCATGGACGTGCTGGAAGAGCTGGAAGCGCAGGGCATCGACCTTTACACTCCCGATGAGAACGACGATGTATACAAGTCGGCTCAATTGAAGCTACAGCAATATATCCTAAAGACCCGTCGTATTCGCGAAAATGGAAAGTAGGCGGCCATACAAGCCATACAGGATAATAGGGGCATACGACAGCGAGACTACGAATCTGTCAAGCGGCGTGGACAGGCAGGCGTTTCCGATACTGCATCAACTGGGCTTGATAGATGTTCCCATTAACACCATTGATAATACCAACGTTGAGCGCCTTACCCGTCTTTACCTGTATCGGCACACGATAGAGCTATACCAAGCATTGCAGCGCATAGCCGACGCACACGTTAGCTATGTGCCTGTCGTCTGCTGCCATAACCTATCATTCGACATGTATGGCCTTGCCCAATGGCTGAGCGATCAGCCTAACGTTAGAGTCCTTGCCAAGTCGCAGCGCAAGCCTATCAGCTTCACCATCCTTGACGATGACGAACAGCCCCGTTTGGTGATATGGGATACCTTGGTATTTGCCCAAAAGAGCCTAGGTTACATGGGCGATGAGTGCGGATACCCCAAGCTGATAGGTGATTGGGACTATGACCTGATACGCACACCGGACACACCCCTTACCGAGGAGGAACGGTCATACGCGGCGCACGACATCTACAGCTTGTTAGCGTGGCTGGGCTATTGGTGCCGTCTGAATCCCGACATTAGCCCTGATGACTTGGGCTTGCGGGTGGTAAGCAAGACGGGCGTGGTACGTAGGCGCAGGGTGCAGCGCTTTTCCAAGCTAAAGGGTAAGGGCTTCAAACACGACGTAGGCCACTTTTGGAGCTTCATCAACAACCAGAACGCTTTCGACACCGACGATGAGCTATACACCTGCCAAGCGGTCACGCGCGGGGGCTTCACGTTTTGCAGCAAGGCCAACGCTTCACGGGTGTTCGACTTCACCGAGGGCGAGGGGCGCAAGGTATACGGATTCGACGCGACAAGCCAACACCCTAGCCAAATGGTGAGCCATAGATACCCCGTGCGCTTTCGGCAGGCCACAGCCGAGAACCTGACGCTAGCGTTTCAGAACATACAGTTGACGACGCTTGACGATGTTCTAAGGCACTATGAAAAACCCTTTGGAGTGGCTTTCTACGGTGCCTTTTACTTTGAGGGCTTGAAGCTAAAGGAAGGTACCCCGTTCGGTGATTGGGGCATAGCGCCCCTAGCATGGGCGCGGTGCAAGGAGTACCAGATAGAAGACGTGATAGCCGAGGAGAACCAGCAAGGCGAGGAGTTTAGGCAGCATATGGCAAATCTTGGATACAAGGATAGGGTTACCGATCCCGTGTATTCCTATGGCAAGCTGGAAAGCGCCACAAGCGCGGTTCTGTGGCTTACCGAGCTTGCCGCGTGGGAGGTATGCCAAGCCTACACGTTCGATAGCGTCAAGGGCATACAGGGATACATGACCCTATCTTTCGACAAGCCTAGCGACATGTGCGTTATCAGTGTGATGCAGTTCTATGCGGCAAAGAACGCTTTTAAGCAGGCACGCGGCAACTACTACGCCAATAGGCCGTTGGATAACCAGAGCGAGCTTTTGAGCCTTGGAATCCCCGAGTTCATCGTAACGGGTATGCAGAACCACACGATAGATGATTCTATGGTGGAGTCCACCTATCTAGGCTTGAAAGCAGATCTAAACGCATTGTTCGGCATCGAGGCTTGCAACGAGTACAGGCGTGATACGGTGCTGGAAAGCACTGGCATAGAATACACGGGTGAGTTTGGCGCGGTGAATGCCCCCAAGCAACCTAAAGCATGGTACCAGCTAGGCCAACGCATAGTAGGTTGGAGCCGCATAGCCCAATGCGTCGTTATGATGCTTTGTTACCCTTACGTGGAAACTTGCGTGAACGGTGATACGGATTCGGTCAAGTTCGTTATCAAGGACGCTGAGCTAGACCACGTAAAGCAGGCGTTAGCGCGAATGGATGCGGTCATAGACAAGGCAAAGGCGGACGTGTGCAGCCGCGTGCGGCGTTCCTATCCTGAGCAATACGATCCGTTGACGGATATAGGCCATTACGTGCTAGAGTTTTCGGCCTATCGCTTTTGCGCAGCTTGGAATAAAGCCTATTGCATCAGCGAATACGACCCGCGCGACAAGCGCGAGCATATCCGCTTCACGCTGGCAGGCGTTCCCACTAAGAAGGTTAACCAGTTGGCAGATAGCCTAGTGCAGGAAGGTTGGACGTTTGCCGACGTGTGCGACACGTTCCTAGGCTACAACGTCACCTATGCCCACGACATTACGGGTTTGAACGCAAGGGCTTTCCCCGAGTGGGGAGACATGTATACAGGCAAGGTGACGGATTACCAAGGCCACACGTCGCAGGTAACCGAGCCCGGTGCCTTGTGCCTGTACCCGATGGCAAAGACCGTGAACGACACGCAGAATGCCGAGAACGCAACCAACATGCAGGTTGCGGTACGGAATAGGCCACAGGTGAATATTGAGCCTGTGATAATCACGACGAACGGAATCAGACGGATTGGAGACATGATTAACGGTGACTAGGAAGCAGAGATATTACGATTGGCAGACCACGTTTAGCAGGCAGACGGGGAGCCAAGGGGAGTTTTGCATAGTGGTAGGGGCTAAGGGCATCGGCAAGACCTTTGGCCTGAGAAAGCAGTGCGTTAACGATTACCTGAAACATGGTTGGCACTTCTGCGAGGTGTGCCGCACCAAGGACGAAATGAAGGTGGTACGGCAAGGCTATTTCGACAAGCTGCAAAACGCCGGGCTTTTCGAGGATTACATATTCAAGACGGTAGGGCAGACGGGATACATAGCCAAGGAGCCTGAGAAAGACCCTGAGACTGGGGAGTATGCCGAGAAGCCCCAATGGGACGTGCTTTGCTACTTTGTCTCGCTTACGGCCTTTCAGACGGAAAAGAAACGCACCTATACGAACGTGCATAGGTTCATCTTCGATGAAGCGATAATCGACCGCAAGGACAGATACCACAGGTACCTGCCAAACGAGTTCCTTGTTTTCGCAAACCTACTGGATTCGGTATCAAGGCAGCTACCAGACGGGGAGCAGTACCGCGTGTACGTGCTAGGCAACGCCTGTGATCTGACTTGCCCCTATATGCGCTACCTTGGGATAGACCGAATACCTGAGTTCGGCTATTCGTTCTGGAACGACAAAAGCGTGCTGCTGCATTACGTGGAGCCTTGGGACAAGGAGCTAAGGCAAGCGCAAACGTTGGTAGGCCGTATGCTCAACGGCACCGAGGAATCAGAAATGGTGTTTGGCAACGTGTTCAACGTGGCGAACACGGGTGACGTGCAGGCCAAGACCAAGGCCGCACGGTACGCCTACGCTATCAAGTATGGGGAGCAGGTCTATAGCGTGTGGATTGACTATGGGCAGGCGCTTTGCTTCATCACATCCAAGCTACCCAAGGACGCAACGAACGTGTTCACCATCACCAAGGCCGACGCAAGCCTAGACTACACGGCCATAGAGCGCACAAGCCCCTATCTACAGATGCTTAACAAGTTCTTCTATCTGGGAACGTTGCGTTATGAATCCCCCGCTATGCGCGAAATGTTCCTAACCATCCTAGAATTCATGGGAATCCGCTAAGATAACTGTTGACATCGTTAACAGATAGATGTTAAGCTAGCCGCAGGCGATTCAGGAAAGGAGGGCAAAGGTATGAAAGAGCAGTCATGGTGGATATACCAAGACAGGAAGGTACCCGACCCATGGGCTATCCACCTTACGGCACGGAAGGAGCGCAGGCAGATACGGGCGGACACCGAGATATACGCGGATTGGTTCACCAACCCTGACAAGCGTTTCCTGATTAGCAATATGAGCATAGTTCAGGGCGCGAACTGGGTTGACACGGTGGCTAGGGTTCTCGCGACCTATGACCACCCGCTTAACGGCCACGACCGCGAACAGCTTCTAAGTAAGTTGAAGGAACTGAAAGAGAGCTTTCTAGACTAAGGAGAGATAACATGGTAGAGAACACCGAGATTAAGGCAGCGCAGGCGCAGGCAGTCACGGCTCAGCAGCCGACCATTCAGAACATCACCAACGCGAGCGTTGGCGCTATGATTACCAGCCTACGTGCCAACCCCAATGACCGCGAGGCAAGCGTGCGTGTGTTCAACGCGATGAACAACCCCACCGACCGCGTGGCGAACCACATCAATGAGACTATCGAGGTTCAGGATTATCTTATCGAGATGACGGAAATCGAGGACACCGACGCTTACGGCAACGGCCTTGGTTCGTATTCCGTCGTTCCCCGCGTGGTTCTCGTTGCCCCCGACGGTACGAGCTATCAGGCGGTTAGCTACGGCATTGCCAACGCGGTTCGCAACGTCGTCGTGGTGTGCGACGATGCGCCTTGGCAGCCGCCTGTGCAGCTCAAGATCAAACAGGTACCGACCAAGCGCGGTAGCATGCTTACCGTGGACATGGTAGGATAGAAGCGGTGAAGCCCACGTGTTCAGAGGTATGCGCAGATTCGGACATGCGGCCTGTGATTGGCACCGACGCGCTAGCCTAGGGCATGGGCAACGTCTGACGGGTGGGAGCTTTGCCAAACACTTTTTAGAACCACCCGCGACCTATACAGGTTGGCGGGTGGTTCTTTTCGTATCAGGGGAAGGACAAGGAGCAATGACCGAGCGCGGAATCACGATTGAGAACGCCTACACGCAGCAGAACTACCGCATCCAGCTTTGCATGGGATACACCGATAGGCTTAACGAGCTGGAAGTCAAGTACCACAAGATGCAGGCCAAGAACTGGCACCACAGGGCTAAGCAATTGAAGGCCGCTAACCGCGCCTTGCACGACCGAGCCGACGCATTGCAGAACCGCATTGATTGGTACCGCGCAAGGTACCGCGAATTGAAGGAGGAAAACGAGCGCCTACGTTCCAAGCTTGCAAGGTATGCCGAGCTGGAAAAGGTGCTGAGCGAGGGGAGGGGCTAATCATGGCCGAGAGGATACCCAAGCTTGTGACCGTTGCCCTTGCCGATGACCTGCGCATAGTGCTAGCGCACCTGTGCGAAGGGTACCTAGACGCTGCAAACCGAGCCTTTACGGAATCGGTAGATGAGCTTACCGATCTTAAACGTAAGCGCAGTGCGGAAGCCCTGAAAAAGACCGTCACGGACATATACCGCTATGTATACGAGGATTTGGAGGGTTAACCATGCTGCAATTCCAAGCAGGGGAGTATTGTATCTGCATCTGGGATGGGGAGCAGACCGAACTAGGCAAGGCGCTTGAATCCATCGGGCGCTACGCCAAGGATGAGCAGGCCGCACGCGAACACAAAGGTTTTTCCGTGACCGTGTGGACGTTCGACCAAGGTTCAGACGATGACAAGGCCAAGAAGATTTTGGAGGAAGCGGGCGAGGTTAGGGGAGCGCTTCAATACGAGGGGCGCGAAGCCGGGCAGACGCTTTACGAGATAGCCGACACGGTGACCGCATGCCTTAACCTCGTTCGGGCGCTGGGCTACACGGCAGAGGAGTTTCAGAAGCAACTGGACATGGTGGATGAGAGCAACACAAGGAAAGGGCGCTAGAAATGGGCGAGCAGAACATGCAGACCGAGCAGAACATGCAAACCGAGCAGAACACGCAGACCGAGCCGAAAACCGAACCGAAAACCGAACCGCAGGTTTCGACAAACGGCAACCTGAGTGTTAACATTGAACCGCAAGCGAACAACGCAGCGGGTAGTACCGCAGAAGATACGTTGGACGAATACAAGGCATTGTTGGAACAGATGAAGGCGCAGAATCAGGCGCTTATCGAGCAGAACAAGAGCTTGCAAAACCAATTCGGCATACTCATAAGGAACGGCGCACATGTGGGACAACATGGAGATGGCACTAGCGTATCTGGCAGTGGCGCTAACGGTGCTTTGGATTCTATGCAGGATAGCGGACAATCTGAACCGCAAGAACCGTATGTGAGCCTTGCCGAGCTGGGTAGCCAACTGGGTAAGCGCGACTATCAGTCGCACAACACTAAGAAGGAGTGATAGCCAATGGCTGTTCATAACAGCACCATCCTGCAAAAGGCGTGGATTGAGGGGAGCAACGACTTTCAGCAGCGTATCCCCAACCCTGACATTTCGGGGTATGCGGCAGCGGTTCAGGCGCTTTTCGACCCATATAACGGTGACCTGCTCAACGGGTTTAGCAATCTGCTTGTCGGATTCATGGGCAACTATGTTGAGGGTAAGCTTTTCGAGAACCCCCTGCGCGAACTGAAGAAGCCAGCCACCGAGTTCGGCAGCACCGAACGTCACGTGACCGTGAATTACATGAAGGCGCATTCGTACAAGGTGGATGATGAAACCCTTTTGAAGCTGGAATCGCCTGAGTTCCAAGAGTGGTTCTATAGCGTGAACCAGCACCGACGCTATGAGTTCAGTTGGAGCCGCTACGAGCTTAACCGCGTGATGAGCGAGGGCAGCGGGTACGGCCTTGACAACCTGCTTTCTACCACGCTTGACCAGCAGCGCAGCAGTGATAACTACGACGAAATGCAGGTGATGATTAACACGTTTGCGATGGCAAACAAGTATTACACCCTGTACCGCCACAACATCACGGCAGCGCCGACCACCAAGGAGCTGGGGCAGGAGCTGCTTGTCAAGATTCGCGCCGACGCGGGCATGATGCGGTTCCCGAACACGCGCTATAACCAGATTGACGTTCCCGTGTTCGAGTCCCCGCAAACCCTTGTCCTGTGGGTGACCCCTGAGACGGATGCTTACCTCGATGTCATGGCACTTGCCGAGCTTTTCCACGTGGAGCGGGCGGAAGTCAATTTTAGGAAAATCATCATTCCCGAGTTCCCCATTGCCAACATCTATGCGGCGCTTACGTCTGAAGATTTCATCTATGCACGTGATGTTTGGTACGGCATTGAGCCGCCTTTCTACAACCCCTCCAACCGCACGTACAAGTATTACCTTTTCCACGATCAGATGATTGGCATGAACCCTGCTGCCAACTGCATCCTGTACACGACGGATAAGGATACCGGCATTCCTACCATCACGATGACCACGACGGGTATGAGCTTCACGCCTACTTCTGGAAACGTGTCGCTGGGTGGCACCCTCAAACTCAATCTGACCCTTGATGGCAGCGTGACCGCCGAGGGTACGCCTGTGGCCGTGGAGCCTGACGCGGCAACCTACACGGTGGCAGCTTCTAACAGCAGCGGTGCCGTTGCGCTTAACAGCCACACGCGGGTTACCAGTGACGGCGTGCTTCATGTGCAGAAGGGCGGTAACCTTGCCGTTGGCGATACCATCACGGTTATCGCTAGCACGGCCTATGCCAACCCGTCTAGCAGCACGAAAGCCAACTACACGGCAACCTTTACCGCAACCGTCACGGCAGCTGAGGCCGAGACGGCCAAGGAGTCTTTCGTGGAGACGAACAGCAACCTTGTGTACACGCCTGACGGAAACAAGGCTACCTATTCCAAGGATTTGACTAGTTCTGGCAAGTAGTCTATAATCCTTGGGAAGCCTTACCCCTTTTTTCCCCTTGGAAGCGCCTACCTGTAAATTGCAGGTGGGCGCTTTCGGTTTTATACTGTGAACAGACTTTTAAGGAGGTGGGGCAATGCCGAACTTTCACTATCTAGGCAAGAACGGTTTTCCGAACGCGGATAACGTCAACGTCTACGATTACAGCAATGAGATTGACTATTCGCGCTATGACTATTCGCAGATGTTCGTTCAGGTGTGTTCGGTGCCTTGGGATCAGGGAGAAGCCCACATAGGCCAACGCGCGCTATCAGGTATCGGCAACGTCGTGTATTTCGAGAACACAGCCGCGCGTGATGCGTGGTTCGACGCTATCCCCGATGATGAGTGCTTTCGCTGGGAAACCAAGTTCAAGGAGCTTCACAGCGACTTGACGCTGAGGGTACCCCTGCCATTCGATATTGCATCTAACTACAACTATGTTCGGGTTACCTATAACCTTTTCGCCAACGACGATAGCCCTTTGCAGTACGAAAGCGAAAACGGTATGCGGAAGTGGTTCTACTTCATCCGCGAAGTAAGGTTCATAGCCCCGAACACGACCGAGCTTGTTCTTTTGGATGACGCTTGGCAGACGTGGATTTACTCACTGAACATTACCGGCATGATTCTAGAGCGCGGACACGCACCCATGTTTGCCACCAAGGCCGATGCATACCTAGCCAACCCCGTTGCCAACTGTGACAACCTGCTGAGCGAGGATATTAACTATGGTGAGTTGCAGAAGGTAACCAAGGCGCAGGCTACCGTGCTCAATTCCGACGATATGCGAGCCGTCATAGTTTGCAGCTCAAACCCCGCTGGCACGTGGGGATCCAAGGCCGCGAACACGTGGCAGGTGCCTGCATCTGCCTACTATGACGGTGCGGGCGTGCCGAACATGTATGCATTCGCCATGGCCGTGGGGAGCCTTGACACGTTCCTAACCAACGTGAACGCAACCAGCCCACAGTTCAAGCAGTCGGTTCAATGCGTGTTCTTCTGTGCCGCCGAGCTGCTTACGCTGGGCAGCTCCTATACGTTCTGCAACGTCATCTGCTACCCCGTTCAAGGTGGGGCTAACCCCGTATCCAAGGCCATACTTACACGCACGAAAGCGGATTGGGGATATGCAGACAAATACTCGGACTTGGCAAAGCTCTACACCTACCCCTATTCTGCATTCGAGATTACCGACGAAAAGGGAAACACCGAGCTAGTGCGTATCGAGGATACCGCGCAGGCGCTTACAATGGATGTTGCCGCTAACGTCGTGTTCCCCTATATCAACATCGTTGGCACGATTCGCGGCATCGGTGGCAGCGCGTCTAACACGCTGAGCTTTCAGAACATTACCAAGCGCACGTTCACGGGCACGGGCAGATGGTACAACCACCTGCATAGCTGGGAGGTGCCGACCTTTGCCGTGGTGCTGGATGCGGCAACCGAGTATGACTATTCGAGCCACTTCGATAGGATTCAGGCCGACAATGATCGAACCACAGCGAAGACGATAGCCAACCGAAACGCCACGACGAACAAGACGAACGCGGACGCGAGCGCGAACACCGAGAACACCAATACACAGAACATAGCCAACGCAGGCTATACAGCATCCGCGGCGCAGGCAAATGCCAGCTATGATTCAACCAGTACGCTTGCCTATGCGTCTGAGACGATGGCAGATAACAACGCAGATAACGTGGTGGACAACGCAACGGCGCAGACCACGGCCAATGTGACAAGCACCAACGAGGCCAACAAAGCTGCAAGTTCGGATGCTGCTTATGTGAATGCGCTATCACAAGCCATTCAGGCATACGACGCGGGTTTGATGCGTGCGACCGTGAACAACAACAAGGATGCACAGTATGCCAGTACCTCTATCAGCGCGGTAGGCGGTGTGATAACGAACGCGGCAGGTGGCGCTATCAGCGGTGCACTTACGGGCGGTGCCGTGGGAGCCGCGGCAGGTGCCATAGGCGGCCTAGTGTCGGGCGGTATCGGTGCGGCAACGTCATTGGCTACCAATTCAGTCATGGCAGAAGCGACAAGCGATAACGCGGAAACTGCAATCAGCTATAGCCAATCCAAGGTAACCAGCACGTCGAATAACAACACGTCGCGCACCTCAACAGCCAACACGGCAAAGACCAAACAGATTAACGCGGTCAACACAGCCATTACCACAAGCGCTAACAACACAAGCAGCACCATGAAGGAGAACGCCAACACCGAGCGAGCCGCACGCCTGAACGCGGCAGACATGGTGCGCGACGCAGCCATTAGCGCGGCAGACACCACACGTAACGCGCAGGTGGCAGCGGCACAGGCCGCGAACGCCACAGCGCTTGCCAACAACACGCGCAGCTATGGCACAGCCGTGAGCAACACTAGCGACACCTACACGAACGCGGGAAACCGCATTCAGAACGGCATCGACCAAGCGGCCTTGCGTGCACCTTTCGTGTTCGGGAGCGTCAACAACGCCGAGTTTTCGACCACGCGGCCAATGGCACTGTTCGTGAACATCGTCACCGAAAGCGACTTTGCCATTCGGCGTGCGGGTGATGAGTTCTTGCGCTATGGCTACTACCTAGACAAGCAATGGATGTTCGACGGCAATTGGAACGTTGGAACCTACTTCACGTTCTGGAAGCTACGCGACTATTGGAGCACGAACCAGATACCCGATAGGTTCGCAGACCAATTGAGGTTTCTGCTCTATGGAGGTATCACGGTATGGAGCAGCCCCGACGATATAGGCAAGGTGAGCATTTATGACAACGGAATCTAATGAGACTGCCGCGACCGAGGAAACCACGGAACAGGCTACCGAGCTTGACATTAACAAGTTGATAGACAAACCTTATTCCGAAATGACCGAGGAGGAAATAGAGTTCGTAGTCGAATGGAAAGCGTCAATCAAGGCACGTGATATGGCCTATGAAGCGACCATAGCCGAGATTCAAAAGCAAGGGCATGCGCTAGTAGATGCGTACACGGCACAGGCCAAAAAGGACGCGGCAAGGCAGGACGCGCTTTTGCAGGCAAGCATCGAGCGCATGAACCGTTTGAAGGGAGGTAGCACGAGTGAGTAGGAAGAAAAGGCGCGGGCAGGAAAGCAGTCCCTACTATTGGCAGACCGAGGAATACAACCAGCTCTGCTTGCAGGTCAACATAGACATGTTGCTTGCAATCGCGGTGAACCGCTTTCGCTGGGAAGGGCTACCGTCTACCTGCGATCCTCGATACCTAGAGATACAGTTGCATCGTTCGGGCATAGCTACCATCTGCCACGATGCGGATACTCCCGACGTGTGGCAGACGCTCATGGCCGCACCACAAGGGGAATGGAACGACTACGGCATCCCTACCGAGTGGAGGGCAAGAGGCTACAACGACACCGATTACAAGGTGACCCCCGCGACGGGCGAGCTTGTCTATTACAGCCAAACGCGCCTGAACCCGTGGGGCGCAATCATGCAATATGCGGTGAAGCTGACCCACATACAGCGCACCAGCGACGTTAACCTCATGCACCAACAGCACCCTTGGGTGATGCTCATGCCGCGCGAAAAGCAGATGGAGCTAATCAACATCTTCAAACAGATTAGCGGTTACGAGCCTGCTATCTTGGGAGACAGTGCAAACAAGGCGCTTTTGGAGCTTAACGAAGGGAATTGCTTCACGCTTGACCTAAAGGTGCCGTTCCTTGGCAAGGAGCTTACCGAGCAGTACCAGAACGTGCTCAACCAATACCTTTTGTTCATGGGCGTGCCGCACATAATGTTCGAGAAGTCGGAACGCATGATTACCGAGGAAGCCACGGCAGGCAACAGCACGACCAACATCCTTTTGAAGAACTGCCTTGATGCGCGGCGCTGGGCTTGCAAGCAATTGCGTGAGCTTGCCCCTAGCGTGTTCGGTGACCTACAGGTATACCTGAACGACGATTGGGAGAGTTATAATTACAACTACCTGAACAACAGGGCGCTATTGGATGAGAACAACGCGCAAGCCGACCAGCCGAGCGGGGGAGGTAACGACGATGGCAGCAAGTGACTATATGCCGACTACCTACCCTGACTTTGGTTCACAAAGCGAGGTAAGCGAGTGGACGGGCAAAGATCGCTGGAACGCGGTTTATACCATCACGCTAGGGGAGCTTATCGACAAGGGTATATTCGATTGGAGCCTAGACGTACTGGATTGGAGCGCAGCGGCCTACAGCACCGAGCAATACAGCCGCGTGTGCGCCTACTTCATCGAGCGGTTCAGGTTCAGGGAGATTAGCATTGAACCCTTTTACGAGTGGGCAACCATGCTGCATAGGAAGCTTGTTTATGAGTTAATGCCCAAATACAAGAACCTGTATCGGTATCTAGATGATGATTTCGACCCCGCGCAGGTATCGGACAAGTACCGCAAGAGACGTGCTATCGGTTCGGACTACCCCGAAACCCTGCTGAGTGCCAATGCCGACTATATCAGCAACGGGCAGGATGAGGAAAGCGAGGACATAGAGCGCGGCGGCTTGCAGGAAGCCTATAACGCCTATGTCACCGAATATCAGGCCATAGATACCCACCTGCTAGATGAGCTTGAATCAATGTTCATCGGCCTTTATACTGCGTCAATAGACGGGATGTGATACCCAATGGCTGATTACAATTGCAACTGTGACGACACTTACCCTAACGGTATGAGCAGCCCAATCGTGCCGTTCTGGGGCTTTTCGGCTTTCACGCCTACCATTCCGAAACTGTACTGGAACGTGAAATCACAAGAGCAGCGGATTTTGAACCTGTTCGACCTGCTGAACAAGCTCGTTTGCTACGCTAACAACATGGGGCTTGCTATCGACGTTAACGCCGAAGATATTAAGACCTTGCAGAAGGATATGCAGAGCCTTAAAGACGGTGGCTTGCTGGACTACTACGAGCAGCAGATTTACCAGTGGATACAGGACAACATGGAAGCGCTTATCAGTGCTTCGATCAAGTTCGTGTATTTCGGTCTTACCGAAGATGGCTATTTCTGCGCTTATATCCCTAGTTCGTGGTCTGAGATTACCTTTGACACAGGTGCAGTATACGGACGTTCCGACTATGGCAGGCTGATTCTAAAGACACAGACCGATAGCCCCAACAGCATTGATAACACCTATGGGTATTCACTTGCACAGACCACCAGCCTAAAGCAGCTTATCGCAGATTTGGAAGTCAACGCAAAGCGCACTGATAGCACGTTCGATACCCTGTTCACGAACCTTGATTCTGAGGTTGTGGCACCTTGGGGAGACACGCAGGTCAACCAGACGATTACAAAGGACGGTGAGAACGTCTAATGAACGTTTCACTTCAACAGCCTATGCGCCCTGCTGAAATCGCGTTGGTAAAGCTTGCCAACACAAATGAAGCGACCATAGCGCAAGAGATTGCAGACCGCATCGCAGCGGATACCGCGCTACAGAGTAGCATTACGGCAGAAGCCACGGCACGCGAACAGGCAGACACGGTGCTTACCGGCAACCTTAATGACGAAATCGCAGCTAGGCAAAAGCTAGACATGGCCGTTACCAATCTTGGAACACAGCTCAATCAGACGAATACCGATCTGGAAGCCGAGGTAACGAACCGCACCACGGCAGACAGCGAGCTACAGGCTAGCATTGATGAGGTTAACGGTAAGTTCCCCGTGACTACCGACAACATCGCGGACAATGCCGTTACCAGCGACAAGATAGCCAATGGCACCATCAATGCCATTGACCTTAACACAGGCATTCAGAACCAACTTTCGTTCCTCGCGTCTGTGCCTGATCTGGAGTTCGGCACCAGTAACAGCTTCGACATATCGGCTAGCAGCTACTATGACTGTACGGTAACGTTCACGACCAAGACGGAAGCGCCTATCGTGCTTTGCGGACTGCGACACATGATGGGTAACATGACCTACATCGTTACAGACGTAACCAATAAGCAGTTCAAAGCACGTGTTTTCAATCTGACTACTGCCGACATTACAGGGGTAACGCTTGATTGGCTTACCATTTCAGGGAGGTAATTACAATGGCATACACTACCCAATACATCGGTTCTCGCTACGTTCCCACCTTTGCAGACCCCGCAGAGTGGGATTCTACCCGTACTTATGAGCCGCTTACCATCGTGCTCAACGAGGGCAATAGCTACACGTCTAGGCAGTTCGTACCTGTAGGAGTCACGCTTACCAACACCGATTATTGGCTGGAAACGGGAAACTACAACGCACAGATCGAAGCCTATAGACAAGAGGTACTGGATAACGACGCTAAAGTTACCAAGCTTATTAACTCAACCCTCAATTGCTTTGATACCCTAATCGGTGATGGAAACACCTTGCAGGCTAATCTTTCCACGTTGCAGGCAGGTACTTACGCATACGTTAATGGCTACAGCGTTGAAGGGCAGGGAGCAGCATTCTATAAAATTGAAAGCACGGCACCTACCAGCGCTAATTCACATGCTTATTCCAGAGATGCCCCCTATGGTAACTATTACACCGATGGCACGCTTTACGCTAACTTGATTGTTCAGTCTAGTATGTTCGCTGATTGTTTCGGTGTTGTTGGTGATAATGCGAACATTGACAATGGCCCTATGATTCAGTATGCAATCACATACATGAATGGTATTCATGGTGAACTGAGGTTCGGAAACCATACGTACACCATGCGCACGGGTGTTACCGCTTCACTTTCAAGCATGAACATCATTGGTATTGGAAGCCGCAATAACCCACAATATGGCAGTGTTATTAGTTGGCAGGGAACAGGATTTGCGTTTACTTTTACCACAACTGCGTTTTCACTTATCAACGACATTAGCATATATGGCAATGGTGCCAACTACGGTATTAATATGACGCAGTGCAATCTTTCGGAAGCTAACAGGCTTCATATCAGTAATGTGGTGCAAGCCCTTTATATGAGTGGCACAGCAGGATATATGCGGTTCAATGGGTGCTCGTTCTACATTGCCAATCCCATTAGTGGTGTTCCATTGATCAAAATCGGCAATACGGATAACGAGGTAATCACAAGCTTTTGTGAATATGTTTATTTCACCGAATGTTCTTTTGAAGGTTCAAAACAGGATGCTATCGGTATTCAGATTATCAGGGGGCAGTTTCTCTACTTCGATAAGTGCGATATTTGCAATTGGTGGAATTCTGCTGTTCAGCTTCTTCCCACTCACAGTAACGACATTTGCCGTGATATTTGGTTTACTGACATTTCTTTGGTCAACAGCTCGCAGGCTTTCTTGTTCGATTGTTCGGTTAACACAATTCAGCGCATTCAAATAGACGGCACTACCTTTAGAGCAACTACTTATGATGAGAATGTGCCTTATATTCAGCAAGTAGGCTCTAATAATTTGGAGCTGCAATACAAGGCCAATATATCATCTATCAAAGGCATTGCATGGGATATTCAACATGGTGTAGGTAGCATTTATATCAACGGCTATGTGAATGACTATACGCTTACTAACACATTCAGTTACGAAAACGCGCGCAACAGGATATATGCGTTTCAGGTGCCTTACAATCAGACTTCATATACTACCCGTGTGCAAATAGGAGTATCACCATTCAAGGGCAATATCATTGCAGATGTTTGGTCGCGTGATAACGTTAACTTTAGCTATTCGATTGATAACACACTTGCAGATGAAGTGAATGTAACCATTAACTTTGAAAAAGCTACTACATCGGCACACATTTTCTTTATTAAGTTATATTCAAGCATCTACTAGTGCCACTTGTGTTAATGGTGTGAACATACTTGACTGAGTGGTGAAGCCCCCACAGTGATAACGCTGTGGGGGCTTTTGCTGTGCAGAAGTGGGT